AAACTCCAAAATCGCCAGTTAAAGGAATCGATGATCAAGAGATTGAAATCGGTGTCATTGAACACTGGGAGAATGAAGTAGATGGCCTTAAGGAAGATCCTGATGGACTTAATGAATTATATAGACAATTTCCACGTACAGAGAAACATGCGTTCAGAGATGAAACAAAAGAATCTTTATTTAATCTAACTAAAATCTACGAACAAATAGATTATAACGAAGATTTAAAGCATTCAGGTGTGGTTACTCAAGGTAATTTTCAATGGGAAGATGGGATTAAAGATAGTAGAGTTAGATTTGTTCCAAATAAACAAGGAAGGTTTATGGTTTCTTGGGTACCAGGTCTTAACCAGCAAAATGCTGTTGTTATAAAAAATGGTAGAAAGTTTCCAGCCAATGAACACATGGGAGCTTTCGGATGTGATAGTTATGATATATCAGGAACAGTAGACGGAAGAGGTTCTAAAGGATCACTTCATGGTTTAACTAAGTTTACAATGGATGATTGTCCACCTAATTTATTCTTTTTAGAATATATATCTAGACCTCCAACTGCTGAAATCTTTTTTGAAGATGTTCTTATGGCTTGTGTATTTTACGGAATGCCAATACTTGCTGAGAATAACAAACCAAGACTTTTGTATTATTTTAAAAGAAGAGGTTATAGAGGATTTTCAATGAACAGACCAGACAAGACAATGCATAAACTATCTGTGACAGAAAAAGAAATAGGTGGAATACCTAACTCAAGTGAAGATATTAAGCAAGCGCATGCTGCTGCTATTGAAGCTTATATTGAAATGTTTGTTGGATATAATAATGAGCAATATGGAACGATGTATTTTCAAAGAACGTTAGAAGATTGGGCTTCGTTTAATATAAATGATAGAACAAAACACGATGCTTCGATTAGTTCAGGATTAGCAATTATGGCTTGTAATAAAAACAAATATAGACCCATTGCCGAAACAATAAAGGAACCATTAAATTTGAATTTTTCCAGATATGATAATAGAGGTAATGAATCAAAAATAATTAATAGATGAAATTAAACACTGGTGTTAATAGTGCATTTCCAAATCAGATGGTATCTGAGGCAGAAAAGAAAACGACAGAATATGGATTATTAGTTGGGCAAGCTATTGAATATGAATGGTTTAGAGGAGGTAGAGTAAACGGTAGTAGATGGAATACGGGTTATCAGCAATTTCACAGTTTAAGATTATATGCTAGAGGAGAACAAAACGTTCAAAAATATAAAGATGAATTGTCTATTAATGGCGATTTGTCTTATTTAAATTTAGACTGGAAGCCAGTTCCTATTATACCTAAATTTGTAGATATAGTTGTTAATGGTATTGCGACTAAAGATTACGAAATAAATGCTTACGCTCAAGATCCTTTTTCTCAAAAGAAAAGAACAGACTATGCTCAAAACATAGTTAATGACATGTTATTAAAAGATATAGCCGCTCCGCTGCAACAAGATCTAGGTATTAATATATTAAACACATCTAACCCTAATAGCTTACCACAGAATAATGAAGAGTTAGAGGTTCACATGCAACTTAATTATAAACAAAGTATTGAAATAGCTCAAGAAGAGGCTTTAAGTAACGTGTTAGCTTTTAATAAATATCAATTAACTAAAAAAAGAATAGTACAAGATGTTGTAACTATAGGTATTGGCGCAGTGAAAACAAGTTTTAATAAATCAGAAGGAGTTGTTGTCGATTATGTAGATCCTGCTAATTTAGTTTATTCATATACTAATGATCCTAATTTTGAAGACATATATTACGTTGGAGAAATAAAGTCTATGACTTTAGCTGAAATTAAAAAGAAATTTCCATATCTTACAGATAAAGAAATGGAAACAATGGTTAAATATCCTGGTCGTGATGGTTACATAGCTAATCCAAACTATGATAATGACATGGTTCAGATATTGTTTTTTGAGTACAAAACTTTTATAGATCAAGTTTTTAAAATTAAAAAAACTGAAAATGGTTTAGAAAAAACATTAGAAAAACCAGACACATTTAATCCGCCTGAAAGTGATAACTTTGAAAGAGTATCGAGAACAATTGAAGTTCTTTTTAGTGGTGCTAAAGTAATGGGTGTTCCTCAAATGCTTGAATGGAAGCTTGCTAAAAATATGACAAGACCAAAAAGTGATTTAACTAAAGTTAATATGAATTATGTTATTTGTGCGCCTAACTTATATCAAGGTCGTATTGAGTCTTTAGTTAGTAGATGCACTAGTTTTGCAGACATGATACAATTAACATCATTAAAATTACAACAAGTAATTCAACGTATGGTTCCAGATGGTGTGTTTGTGGATGTGGATGGTTTAGCTGAGGTTGATTTAGGTAATGGTACTAATTATAATCCACAAGAAGCATTGAATATGTATTTTCAAACTGGATCTATTGTTGGTAGATCGCTCACACAAGATGGAGATCCTAATAGAGGTAAAGTGCCTATTCAAGAATTACAATCATCTAGTTCTAATGGTAAAATACAATCATTAATTAATACTTATCAGTATTATTTACAAATGATAAGAGATGTAACTGGACTTAACGAGGCAAGAGATGGCAGTTTACCAGACAAAGACGCTTTAGTCGGATTGCAAAAAATGGCTGCCAACGCTTCTAACATAGCAACCAAACACATATTGGATGCTAGCTTATATTTAACATTACGAGCTTGTGAAAATATATCGTTAAGAATAGCTGATGCTTTAGAATTTCCTTTAACTGAAAATGCTTTAAAATCTAGTATAGGAAAATTTAACACGGGTAGTTTAGAAGAAGTAAAAGATTTACATTTGTATGATTTTGGTTTATATTTAAACTTAGAGCCTGATGACGAAGAAAAAGCTATGCTTGAACAAAACATTCAAATGGCTTTACAACAAAATCAAATATACTTAGAAGATGCTATAGATATTAGAGAGATAAAAAATACTTCTTTAGCAAATCAAGTTTTAAAATATAGAAGAATACAGAAACAAAAGCAAGATCAAAAAGCTCAACAACAACAAATTCAAGCTCAAGCTCAAGCAAATATGCAACAGTCTGAGCAAGCCGCTTTAAATGAAGTTCAAAAACAAGAAGCTTTAGCTCAAACAGAAATACAAATTGAACAAGCTAAGTCTCAGTTTGAAATACAAAGAATGGAGCAAGAAGCATTAATTAAAAAACAATTAATGGCTGAAGAGTTTCAATATCAACTACAACTAGCTCAGATGAATATACAAGCTGCAAAGCAGAAAGAAGCTCAAATAGAAGATAGAAAAGATACAAGAACAAAAATACAAGCTAGTCAACAGTCACAAATGATTAGTCAAAGGCAAAATGATACTTTGCCTACAGATTTTGAATCCTCTGGCAACGACAGCTTAGGAGGGTTTGGATTAGAGCAGTTTACACCGCAATAAAACCTATTTATTAATTTTTATTATATTATATTATGTCAGAACAAGTACAACAAGAGGGTACGTTTAAAATTAAACGTAAACCTAAACAATTGGTAAAAGACGATATTATTAAAGTCGATTTATCAAAAAAACAAGAACCAATTAAAACAGAAACAGATGCCATTCCAGTCGGAGAAACAAAGAAGGTGGTTGTGGAAGAACAAACCGGAGATAGCCCTAAAATGGACGAACAAGTATCAGAGCCCAGCCCAGTTTCTGAAATTAAAGAAGAAGAAGTAAAACCTATTGAAGAAGTTGTTGAAGAAGAAATACAACAAATAGGGGAACAATTAGAAGAAAAAGTTATTGCTCCAACGCCTCAAAAGGCTAGAGAAATAGCTAAACTACCTGAGAACATCGAAAAAGTTGTAGACTTTATGAAAGAAACAGGTGGAACGTTAGAAGACTATGTTAGATTAAATGCTGACTATTCTAATGTAGATAATGATACTTTATTAAGAGAGTATTACAAACAAGCTAAATCGCACTTAGATTCAAGTGAAATTAACTTTATGATTGAAGATAATTTTTCGTTTGATGAAGAAGTAGACGAGGAGCGTGAGATT